TCAGCACAGGACGACGATATCGCCGTCGGCTACCCGTTCAGACAGAGCGGTCAGCTTGCCGATGCCCTCCCGTAAGAATCGGCTGAGCTGCTCGATGCACTCGCGCTGGTCCTTAGTGAGACTGAACTCAGCCTCCATGCTTTCCATGAGATCAAGGCAGCACTGGTTGAGAAACCCCACTTCCAGTAGTTCAGCCCGCAACCTTTGCCTCAGTACCTCGTCCATCCCAAGGTTCCTATCTACTACTCGACATCAGACTGTCGGAACGTGGCAAAAACGAGAACGCCATCACAACTACCTATTCAGGTAGTGGATACCGCGCTTTGATCGCTTGGACAGCTGCGACCCATGCCGCCAGGTCCGGCTCGGTGCCAGCGGCTATGGCGTCAAACTCGGCCTCCAGGCGCAGCGGGTCGGACTCGGTGCGATAGGCTTGGCGGCGCTGCTCCTGGACCTCGGCGAGGAGGTCGTCGGGATGGAACGCCAGGTCGCCGACCGGGACGCCAGCGAGTGCGGCGGCCTCGTCCAGCGAGCCGGACCACTCTGCGAAGAACTCACCTTTCAGTAGAACTCGTTTCGTCATTGTCATGCGCTCTGTGAGTTGACGGTCGCGATAGGCGCGACGTGGATGCCGGGATCGACCAATCCGCCGAAGAATGCCGGACAGGCCATAGCCGCAACGGAACCCAGCGCCATATAGAGGAACGGGAAGCCGTTGTCGTACCCCTGCGCGCTCTTTTTGGAAATCCTGACGTGCTTCCATCCATCGCTCGGGGTCAGTACCTGTCCCGGCAGTACAGACGCACCATTCAGCCAAATCTTGTAGTCAGTCGTCGGGGCCGTTGACGGCATGAAGTGAAGCGATCCGGCCTCCGTGCGTATCCAAAGAACCGCAGTACACCAGCCGTTGGCGATGAAGAGCGCCCTCGACGAGTTCGTCATCTGGAGATAACGGGTCGTGCCGTCGGCGCCCGTAGAGCCGGTCGTTGCGTTGGGGCCAGCGGTCAGCAAAGCCGTATAGAACTCCACGCCATAGCGGGCCAGGCTGCCACTTGACCGCCCCATCGCCACCAGCAAGTCCTGGACACGTTGGTTCAGGTTGCCAGCCGTCCCGCCGTTTGTAGTGTTGTCGTAGATGTACTTTCCGCCGTCAGCGATCGACGCGCCATTCCACGGCGTCAGGAACGAACTCGAAAATGCTTCAGTGAAGCGCAGGATTAGCGGGTTGATACTGCCCGCATAACGCCCGCTGTCAGGCATCAGATTGAGAAATGGCATGCCGTTGAGGTCGGCCCCGGCAGCGGTCCCAAGCTTGCCCCACGCCCCGTTGTTGCGTGCGTAGTTGCTGCCGTCGCTGGGCGCGTCCGACATACCACCCACCAGCTCGACCCAGGCGCTGCCGGAATACTCGTAGGTCTTGACCTGGCCTGCCGGGGTTGTCTCGTTCGCAACCTGAACTCGCCAGCCCAGCCGTGGCGGCATGTACTCCCAAATGGGAGTTGTCGCACCCGTTGCCCACCAGCGTGCAATGCGGTTCTGGTTCGCACCGCTACCGGTGAAGATGTAGGTGTCGCCCTCGGCCTGGCCGCCTGTGGGCAACGAGGAGACGCGCCCCTTGACGACCGGCTGCCGGAGGAAGTCGTCCCAGCGCCACATCCGAATCAGATCGTTGTAATGCCCTTCTCCCGGCAAGCCATTGATCAGCAGGCCGGTATTCGGTCCCATATAAAGAGTCATTGTGCTACGCCTCCAAGTTCCTCGCCGAGGCGGAAGCCAAGGCCGTGTCGTTCGATTGTGATGTCATGCTGCTGCCAAGAGTTGATGCCGTCGCGGACACTGCGCAGGACAAGGCGCACGTCCTGGAGCGGACCATCCGCCATGTCCTCGGCCAGTGGATAGGACCAGCTACTGGATGTGAGGCCGGCGTAGGTGCGCTTCAGCGTCGTGCCGCTGTAGACCTGGAGCGTCACCGTCGCTCCAGCTTCCGGGCCGATGTTGCCGACAGTGGTATCGATCAGCTGGTCGGCCTGCCCAATGCGGTCGCGCTTCGCCCAGCTCACCGACAGCGCCCCGTAGACTTTCGTTGGGTACGCGCTGCCGTTGATGCGGAACTGGCCGGGCGGATACGGCTTGCCCTGGCGCCCGGTCAGGGTGAGGCTGTCGGTGGCAGCCAGCGCCGGGGCCAGTTGGCCCTCGCTGGTGTTCGTCAGCAGCCGGGCCTGGAGCGTCACGCCCTGGCTGTAGACCGTCTCGTCCACCGCTTCGAACGTGTCGTAGAACCAGACCCGAGCCCCGGCCAGGTGTTTGGCCGGTACGGTATCGGCGCAGCCGCGCGCCAGGGTGACCGTGCCGCTGACATAGTTGACCGCATCGACCCGGACTATCTCGTCGTCTACCACAGCGGCCTGGCCGACAGTGACGTCCTCCAGCCGACTGGCGTTCGTCAGCGTGACGACGCTCGGGCCGGCCGCCAGCGGCAGCTCGGCGGCGAGTAATCCGGTCGGGCACCAGTCCCCGGTTCCGCGATCAACGAACGCGCCAGAGCTGCCGACGCGGTCGGTCAAGGTGTAGCTCTGCGACAGGCTGGTCGGCGCCTCGGCCAGCGCGGCCAAGTAGGACGCGCTCACGTCCAGGAGCTGGAGATTTGCCGGATCGATCACGCCGGCCAGTTCGCGATAGGGTGCCTCGATCAGGCGGCGCACAGTGACCGCCCGAGGTGTCCGGTCGGGCGGAATCCAGCCCGGCGGTGGCGGTGCCACTCCGGTAGTCGCCGGCAGATTGAACTGGTCCTGGACGACCGTCAGCGCGATCTTGCCGTCGCCGAGGAAGTTGTCCTCGATCCGGCCGACCCTGACGACGGTTTCGGGGATGCCGCGCCGGGTCGAACGGATGCGGAACGGCTGTCCAGGGTTCAGGCTGCGGGCGCGGCGGTCGAATATGGCCTTGTAGCGCTTTAGCCCTGCGGTCTTCAGGCGCATTTCCCGCTCACCGAAGCGCCCGGCCAGCTCGCCGGTCGGCGCACCTATGAACTCGATTTCTTCGGACGACCGGCGGCCCTGCGACGCGGCGACCGCGTTGTTGGTGATGATGACCTGGCGTTGCTCCCCGTCGATCTGGTCAATGTACTTGACGATCAATTGGCTCGGCGCAAGCGATGTCGAACTGGTCTTCTCCTGGGTGATTTCCAGAAGGCCGCTGTCTTCGTCGAACAGCGGCAGGTCCGCAACGTTGTAGTCGTCACGCAGGAGCCGGATGCTGATCTGTCCGGTCTGGCGGTTCGGGTAGACTTCGCCGCCGATGTGCGATTTGACCGTCTCGCAGAAGTTCTTGAAGCTGTCCGAGCGGGTCCACTCGAAGCACAAGCCAACGCCCTCGGCATACAGCGTGTCAGCGGCCGCCCGCCAACTGGCTTCGTCCATCCGCGTGCGGGCCAGCCCCCGGAAATCCCGGCCGGTGTAGACCAGGTAGAGGATGTGGGCTGGGTTCATCGCCTTGATCTGACCGTCCGCCAGCCAGATGAACTGCTTTTCGGGATACCAGGGGTTGCCGTCCCACAAACGGTTCCCGCCTCGACGCAGAATCTCCCACTTCTTCGGATACGGGTTAACCGATGTAACCAAGCCGGAATAGAAGCAGGTGCTGATTCCCCGGAACGCCGGCACAAGGCCACCGAGCATCGCCGCCAAGCGTGGCAGGACACCTTGATCTTCGTCGCCGAACAGCACGTCCAGGGTCCCGTCGAGGCCGCCCTCGCCTTTGTCGCCGCCGAACAGCTCCGGCGCGTTGATGCGAATCTGGCCGTTGCTGGTGATCGAGCCCTTCCAAGCGGTCTTGCCGCTTGCGCGTATCGCACACACCTCGTCGACCTTCTTGCCCAGGGCAAAGTGGATATCGAAGTAATACCGCCAGGCGACGATCTGCGCCTTGGGTTTAGCGCCCATGGGCAACCTCCCGACGTGCGTGTTCAACGAGTTTCAGCGCGAGCGCATCACCTGTTGCGACCAGCAGGTCAGCGTCGATGCCGTTCCGCAAGAAGGACAGCCAATCCAGGCCGTGGCGCTTGAAGAAGGCCCGCGCCTGGCCGTGGCAGTAGCCCTGCCGGGTAGTCCAAGTCGGCACGGTGTGCAGGTGCTGTACAGTCACGATCATTTCTTGCTCGCCTTGGTCTTGATGGCCTTCAGGCGACGATTGTCCACGGTGAGCACCATCCAGGACTTCGACCAGCACTGGCCGAACACCACCGCTTGGTCTTCCCCTTCCTCGCATAGCGGGAAGTCAGCGGCATCGAATGCTGCCGGCTTGGGTTTCTGCGGTTTCGGCGCCAGGACGCTGGACAGGATGTACGACGCCGCCAGGATGACGAGATTGATTGTGATCGGGTCCATGGCCTACCTCACCAGACCTGGTCGCCATCGAACGGCGACTTGCCTTGCAGCTTGTTGATGCCCCGGAAGTTCAGAAGGTTGTCGAACTTCGCATCGCACGTTTCAGCGAGGAAGTCGCAGCCGGGATAGACCCGCAGTTGTGCCCCGGCCGGGATGCCTTGGGTACCGCCCAGAATGTAGAGGTCCGCCCCGGCGTGCCGCTCGATGTGTCGGCGGTCGTAGTTGTCACCGTCCACCTGCCACTCGACATAGCCAGCCGTGAACCAGCCGTCGGCGTAGCCGGCGACCACGCCGCTGGAAATCATCCAGTCCGACACGCTCTGCGGCGTCAGCGTCACCCGATGCGGGACCAAGTTCACCTTGCAGCGGTGATCACCCAGGACCGCCGTGCAGGTACGGCAATAGGTGTCGATCAGACCGGGCTGATCCATCAGCTCATCTTCCGACACACACGTGATTCGGCAACTGTCCACCGTCGGCCAGTCCACGTCGCCAATCTGACCGACCCAACTGACCGCCGCCTCCGCGTCGCCGTAGTGCATGTCGTAGACGACCAGATCGATTGCACCGCTCGGCGACCGCGTCTTGTACAGCAGCGCGACATCGAGGTCGGCCGGCGCGGTGATGACGAACTGGTCGGACTGCGGATCGCCGGAACAGATAATTCCGTTGTCGGTGATGCCGCCCGGCACGGTGCGGAAAACCTGGTTCTGGTAGGTGATGTCCCGGTCGCTGCTGTTGTAGCTCCAGCGGATCGCGCCACGGCTGAACTGGTACAGCCGCACCGGCTGCCCATCCGCAAGCGAGCTTTCGCGGCTGTTAAAACTCAT